ACGCCGGTCATGAGCGACGGCACGTTCGGGCCCGAGCTCGACCTGCGCGACTTCTTCGAACAGTTCCAGGTCGAGACGCGCTGATGGCCGACAGAACGATCGACGTCCTCGAGCCAGCGGACAACTTCGACATCCTTACGATCGAGGAGGCGAAGACGCTGCTGGGCATGTCAAAGACCGACACGTCGCAGGACGAGTTGCTGCAGATGTGGATCACGATTTTCTCGCAGACGGCCGCGGCGATGTGCAATCGGACGTTTGCGAAGCAGCGCGTCACCGAGACCTGGCGCGAGACTTACAACGGCCGACTGTTTCTCTCGCAATGGCCGGTAAAGCCCGACGAACTCGAGTCGGTTTCCGATGCCAGCATCGATCTCGCTGCCGATCAATACGAGCTCGAATCGAAGTCCGGCAAGCTGTCGAACATCATGAACCCTGGCGGCTCGCAGTCCACACGATGGACGACGCCCGCGGTCGTGACCTACAGCGGCGGTTACGAGCTCCCCGATGAAGCACCGTGGGACCTCAAGCACGCGGTCGTGCTGCTGATCCGCGACGAGAAGATCAGGCTGCAGACGGCGCAGGTCGCTGGCATTCGCCAAATCATGCACAAGCACGCGCGCGTCGTGTTTTTCGATCCGAACGCGGTGCTGATCAAAACCGCGGGCATGAAATCGCCAGCGCTGCAAACCGTGACGACGATGCTGCGCCCGTATATGCGGTTCGAGGTCTGACATGGCGATCCAGATCACGTTCGACACCGGGCCGCTGATCAACAGGATCGATCGGATGATCGCCGACATCGACCACTTCAAGCGCGTCGATCTCGGTGCGGGACTTTCCGAGTTTCAGACCGAGGACCTCAATCGGCATCGTCCGTTCACGATGCGATCGCGCGGCAAGGGAACCGCGGCGACGAAGATCAGGCCGCACTCACTCTACGAAATGGAAGCAAGCGTTCGCTCGCGGAAAAGAATCAAGCGCTACGTGCGCGATCTCAACATGGGCAAGCGCGTGCGGCCGAAGCGAGCTCAGGCGCTGCAGTATCTGCACACGTCGACGCGCGACATCCTGCGCGCCGAAATGTACTCTGTGCTTTGGGATCGAATGACTCGAATCTTCCACGAGAAACTCACTTGGGCGAGTGAGTTCAAAGCTATGTACGGCGGGCAATAAGATGGGCATCGATTTCTCGACGATGGTTAAGTTGCCGTGCCAGGATTTTTTCGGGCGTCCGATCATCGTCACGCCGATCATGTCGTCTCCGGGAGCTGGCGCTTATGTTGCGCGCGGCATCTGGGATTCCGGTCACATCGAGATCGAGACGGGCTCGGGCGCGACCGTGATTCTCGATCAGGAAACGATCATCGACGTTCGCGACAACGAGTTTTTCGAGAACGGCTGGCCGGTCCCGATTCAAGGCGACCTGATCAACGTCCCGGCGGATGGCAACGTCCCGGCCGAGGGCGATTTCGAAGTCACCGGGACGGAAAATGATGGCGGCGGCGAGACGACGCTGCGCGTCCGCAAGTTCGAACCGGCCGCGCCATGAATGCTCCGATCAAACCGCGCGACGTCCCATGGACGGGCACCGGCGGTCTCAGCGACACGCAGAGCTACGCCTGGATCATTCTCAACGCGATCTATGATCGGCTCACGGCCTCGTCGCTTTTCGCGAACTTCACTTGCAAGCGCATCAACACCGCGCTGCCGCTGCAGGCGGAGATTCAGGTTCCTTTCATCGGCATCTTCCTCGGCGAAGAGGTCATGATCCCGGACGGCGACGAAAACACCGGGGACATCCGTTTCATTCATCAGATTCCGATCGGCATCCAGATCGTCGTGAAGAACAACGATGCGACGGCGATGCTCGCGAAGCTCGATCAGGCATCGTGGTTTGTTCTCAATCAGCTCTTTCGCGACGATTCATTCACGAATCGATTCCAGACGACGCTGCCGGACAAGGTCCCGTTCGAGGGCATTCCGCGCGTCAACTTCATGCGCGACGTGTGGGGCACCGTCGGCGACAGAAACGAGACGCCAGTCGGCCAGCGCATGTTCTTCATCGCGTTCAAGGTGCGGACCTGGTTCGCGCCGACTGAGTTCCCGGACCTCAAGCGCATCACGGTCACGACCGCATTCCCGCTCGGCGATCCCGACGAGCAATCGAAGGTTCAACAAGTCAAGGTCGTCTACGAGTTCGATCCGGACTCGGTGCCGACTCCGCTGCCGCCCGATCCATAGGAGGACTGACATGGCGACACCTTACAATCCCTACGACGCGAATCGTTCTGGCGCGTTGCCGTCTCAGCAGGCGCGCTACGCCCAGGAGAAAGCGAACCGGCAAGCCAATCGGCCGACCGGGCCAAAGGCGCGCCCGTCGCATCTCAAGGCGCTCGCCGAGGCGCGCAAGGTTCCGCGCGTTCGCGTCGAGCCCAGGGATGACGCGCTGCGCGAGAGCCTCAAGCATCCGAACGGCATGGGCTTCCGTTCGCAGGGCTCATCCGAATGGCCGCTCGATAGCTGGACTCAGCGTCGAGTGCGCGACGGTTCGGTCCGCATCGTCGCCGGTGTCAAGGCGACCGAAGAGCGGACCAAAGGCAATCACGAGCAGCAGCAGTCTAAGCGCAAGAGCGAGCAGTCTGCCTGAGCTCGTTCTGCTTCAGCTCGTTCACTGAAGGCGGCGGCAAAATCACAGGAGGCTAACCATGCCGATTTCGTTCTCACACATTCCGGCCGATCTGAAAATCCCGTTGTATTGGGTTGAAGTCGATCCGAGCATGGCGGGGCTCCCGGTTCTTTATCAGCCCGCGCTGATCGTCGGCACAATGATCGCGCCGACGAAGAGCGTCACCGTGGCGGCGATCGCAGCAGGAGGCACCGGCTACGCGGTCGCCGATACAATCTCGCTGCACAACGGAGTGCATCTGCACGTCTCGACGGTGACCGGCGGCGTGATCACGGCCGTTGCGATCGACAGCGGCGGCAGTCTGCCGGTGAACACGCCGAACCCGACGAATCCGGTGGCGCAGTATTCGACCAGCGGCGTCGGCACGGGCGCGACGTTCAACCTGACCTGGACGAATAATCCTGTGTCGCCGAATCCTGGCGTCGGCGTGCCGAACGTTCCGATTGCGGTCGGGACGCAAGCGCAGGCCGATCATCTGTTCGGTGTCGGCTCAGAAGTCGCGCGGATGTTCAAGACATATTTCGCCAACAACTTCGCCAACGAGGTCTGGGGACTCGGGATTCCCGAACCTCCTGGCGCTTCCGCAGCGAGCGGAACGATCACGATCTCGCAGCAGCAATCGGAGGCGGGAACGATCCATCTCTATATTGCTGGACGTCACGTCGCGACGAACATCGCCGCGAGTGATACGCCGGACGAGGTCTGCGCGGCGATGGCCGACGAGATCAACGGTGTCGGCGATCTGCCCGTCACCGCGGCGCCATCGGCGTCGACCGTGGTGCTCACTTGCACCTGGAAGGGCGTCAACGGCAACGATATCCGCGTCGACCTGAACTACTACGGGACTGTGGGCGGCGAAGAGACGCCGATCGGCCTCGGCATCGCGCTGCCGCCGACGGGCTTCCTCACCGGCGGCGTCGGCGTTCCCGTGTTCGATGACGCGCTCGCAAATCTCGGCGAGAAACCGTTCGAGTATGTGGCCCTCCCCTACACCGACTCCACGTCGCTCAATGCCTGGGAACTTGAGTATGGTTTCGAGGACGTCGGGCGCTGGGGCTGGCGCAGGCAACTTTATGGCCACATTTTCAGCGCGAAACGCGGCATCTACCCGGACTTGATCACCTTCGGGAACACCCGCAACAGCGGCGTGACCTCGGTGATGGGCGTCGAGTTGACGTCGCCCTCGGGCGTCTTCGACTGGGTCTCGGCCTATGTGGCCAAGGCTCAGAGAGCGCTCATTAACGATCCGGCCAGGCCGCTGCAGACCCTGAGCTTCAACACGGTGAAGCTCGCGCCGCTGCAGGATCGCTTCAACACGATCGAGCTCAACGCCCTGGCGACGAACGGGATCGCGACGCAGAAGGCTGGGACGGACAACCAGCCGATGGTGAGCCGCGAAACCACAACCTACCAACTGAATCTCTACGGTTTTCGAGACGATGCGTACGAACTCGTGACGACGCTCGCGACGCTCGCACGCCTCATCCGGAACCAGCGCCAGGCCATCACGAGCAAGTACCCCAGGGTCAAGTTGGCCGACGACGGCACGCGCTTCGGGCCGGGTCAGGCGATTGTCACTCCGGGCATCATCAAGGGCGAGCTCATCGCCGAGTACGTCGAGGACATGTGGGTCGGCCTCGTAGAGAATCTGCAGGCGTTCAAGGCGAACCTCATCGTCGAACGTGATCCTAATGATCCCAACAGGGTAAACGTTCTTTACGGTCCCGACTTGATAAACCAACTGCGAATCTTCGCCGTGCTCGCGCAGTTCCGTCTGCAATACGACCGCGGCATCGATACGCAGATCATCGGCCCGAACCCGGCGTCGATCGGCGTGACCGGCGTGCTGCCGCCCACATTCGCCCTCGGCGGCTAAGCGCTGATCGCGGATTAAGTAAACGGCGCGGCTCGAGCAGTCGCGCCGTTCCCCTTCCTTCCTAAAAAACCAGGAGTGACGACGATGGCGATTCGATTCGCTGGCATCGCGTTCTTGAGCGTCGATGGAAATCAGTATCAACTCCGCGGCAACTTCACCGTGTCGCCGAGTCCCGTAGAGCGCACAATGATCGCAGGTCAGGATGGCGTACACGGCTACCAGGAGCTCCCTCGCGTGCCGTATATTGAGGGCGATCTCTCGACGGTGCCTGGCCTGAACTTCGAAGACCTGCTCACGCAGGTCAACAGTACGGTTATTGCGCAGCTCGCGAATCAAAAACAGTACACGCTACAGGGGGCAACTGTGAAAGGCGGTTTCGAAATCAACACTCGAGACGGCCAGGCGCGCGTGCGCTGGGAGGGCATCACCTGCCTCGAGATAAACCTGTTCTGATCTCGTGGCGCGTCGCTCTCGTCCCGTGAACGATCAATGGATCATCTGGATCGCACTCGCGATCGTCGTGATCATGCTGATCGGCGCAATCATCATCTTGTATCATCGAGGAGACCTGTAAAATGGAGCGTGAAGGCTTTGTGAATCCGGCCCAGGCTGGCAACGGCGGCGGGCCGACAGCATCGATGGCGGAGCTCGAGCGAGTCGCCGCCGAAGAGGCCATCAAGGACGCAGCGCCGCCGCCAGCGCCAGCCGAGCTGTGGCCGATCCACGTCAAGCTGCTGCACAAGAAGATCAAGAACGATCGCAACCAGGAAATCGACGAGCTCGTGTTCCGGCAGCCGACCGGCGGCGACATCAACCGCTACGGCAACCCGTGTCGGATC